AAAGAATAACGATGCAGGAGGTCAAGGAGAAACTTGGCAAACTGTCGTTGACGAATCAGTATCAGGTTCATTTTTCAGCTTTAAATAAAACTATAACTGATTTTCTTAAAGATTCTGGAATTGATAATGTTGATATTTTTCTATCTAGAGATGTAGGGATACTTTGTTCTGATGCATCATTACCTGCTAGTGCATATGCAACAGGGGAAGTGAAGGATAATTTTATGGGTATTCCTCAAGAGTTTGCTCATACCCGTTTATATACTGATATTGATTTTACTTTTTATGTTGATGAAGATTATACATCTTTAAGTATTTTTGAAGGATGGATGGATTATATTTCTAGTGGAGCAGATAATATAGATCCTGATGAAAAAGCATTTTTTAGAAGATTTAGATATCCAGATGATTATAAAGTCAATACAATGACTATTACTAAGTTTGAAAAAAACCTAGAAAGAACTCTGATGTATGAATTTAAGAATGCTTTTCCTAAATCTATTACATCTTTACCTGTTACATATGGAACAGCAGATTTAATGAAAGTTACAGTCAGCTTTAACTATGATAGATACATTGTAACAAGAAGTTAAAATTACCCCTATAAATAAATTTACTGAAGTGTGAAAACATTATGCCATTACCAAAGATTAATACTCCAACTTATGAGTTAGTTATTCCTTCTACTGGAAAAAAGATTAAATACCGTCCTTTTCTAGTAAGAGAAGAAAAAATACTTATTCTTGCATTGGAGAGTGAAGATACTGCACAGATAACAAATGCTGTGGTTGAGATATTATCAGAATGTATTCTTACAAAAGGAGTTGATGTTACTAAACTCGCTACTTTTGATATTGAATACTTATTCTTGAATGTTCGTTCAAAGTCAGTTGGTGAAACAGTTGAAGTTAATCTAACTTGTCCTGATGATGATAAAACATCTGTTGAAATGGAAATCAATATTGATTCTATTAAAGTTCAAAAAACTAGAGGACATAAGAATATTGTCAAACTTGATGATCAATACTCTATGAAACTTAAATACCCATCTTTTGATCAGTTTATTGAAAGTAATTTTGATACTGCTGAAGATGTTAGTGATGTTGATAAATCATTGAATATGATTACTAATTCTATTGAAATGATTTATGATGAAGAAGAGAGTTGGGATGCTTCTGATTCAACTAAAAAAGAATTAGAAGAGTTTATTGAGCAACTGAACAGTAAACAGTTTAAAGCAATTGAGAAATTTTTTGAAACAATGCCTAAACTTTCTCATAAAGTTAAAATAACAAATCCTACAACTGGAGTTGAATCTGAAGTGGTATTGGAGGGACTAGCAAGTTTTTTCACCTAAGTATGGCTCATACAAGTCTTGAGTCATACTACAAGGTAAACTTTGCCTTAATGCAACACCATAAATATTCATTAACAGAGCTAGAAAATATGATTCCTTGGGAAAAGGAAGTTTATGTTACATTATTAAAGCAGTATATCGACGAAGAGAATCTGAAACAAAGTGCCGACAATTAACCCAGAAGTAGTACCTTCTAACGTAAAACTAAATGTCACCAATATGAAAACCATCTTTAATGGTGGTGGGAAAGGTGGTGCCATTGTTCCAAAGAAAGGTGGTGGTGCTCTTGCTCGTAGTGGTGGTGCTCTTAGTAGTGAAAAAGTATTTCAATTAAATGATTTTGATCCTTTAGAAAAAAGGGTTGCTGCGAATGAAAAGAAGATTACTCTTTTGAAGAATGTTTTAAAGGCACAAAAACCTTTTGGTGGTAATGAAGATAAGTTAGCAGAAATAAATTCTACTCTTCAAGATATTGGTAATGCATTATCATTAGATTTTGCTAATAGAATTAGTGAACAAGATGCCGAAAATAAGTTAAAGAAAAAAGAAAACGAAGAAAGGAAAAAAAATCTTGCTGAGAAAAGTTTAGAAGGAATAAAGGGTGCAGGTAAGAAGTTGGGTGCAGGTATCAAGGGAGTAGCAGCTAGTGTTGTTTCTCCATTTAAAAATGTTTTTGATAAGTTAATTAGTTTTGTTACGTTATTAGGTGCTGGTATTGCTGGTAATGCTGCTGTTACTTTCTGGCAGAATTTAGATTCAAAGTGGAAAGATAGAATAACTGGTACGTTTAATTTCCTAGCAAAACATTGGAAATGGCTTGCTGCTGGAGTTGGTGTACTTCTTTTAACAAAAGTTGTAAAGAAAGTAAGACAACTATGGAAATTAATAAAGTTTGTAGGTAAGGGATTTTTTAAAGTTTTAAATGGACTTAGAAAAGGTGCTGTTGCAGCATTTAAAGGAATAAAATCAATATTTAAACATGGTGTAAAAAGAGCTGGAAAACGTGCATTAATTAAAACTGGAATGAAAACCTCTACGAAAGTAGCATCTAAGGTTACCAGTAAGGTTGCAACGAAAACAGCAACTAAGGTTGCGACAAAAGCAACAACAAAAGCAGTAGGAAAGAGTGTTCTTAAAAAGATTCCTTTTATTGGATTAGGTGCAGGATTGTTATTTGCTGGACAAAGAGCAATGGCAGGTGATTGGACAGGTGCTGGTTTGGAGTTAGCATCTGGTGCAGCATCAATGGTTCCTGGTGTTGGAACTGGTTTATCAATAGCAATTGATGCAGGAACTGTTGCAAGAGATATTAATCGAGCAAAAAATGCAAATGAAGTTCCAAATTTAGAAGTTGATGAAACAAAGGTAATAGTAGAAGATCTTCCACCTGTTAAAGCATCTATACCAGAAAAGAAAGTTCCAGCACCAGAATCAACAGAAGTTGATTTTATTAGTTCTATTAATCCTTTGAACGAATATATGACTTTAACACCAGCATTGCACGGGATAGTATAATATTATGGCAACTGTTAAACTCCAAGATAGGGAAATCAAAAAACTTAAGATAACTGTAACCAATATCAAAAGTGTTTTGCTTGAAAAGAATAAAGAATTGAAAAAAGTTAAATTGTCTAAAAAACGATTAGCTAATGCTGATTTCCAATTAGCAAGAAAAGAAGCAAAAGAAAAGAGTGTAGAATCAGTTAAAAAATCTTCACCACTTACTAGTTTTTCTAAAAAAGCAGGTGCTGCGACTGGTAATATAATTGATAAGATATTGTCTTTTGGATCTATTATTTTAAGTGGAATTCTTGTTAATGCATTACCTGGATTTATCAAAAAGTTTAATGAAATATGGCAGAGTATTAAACCTTTTATTGACGGTATTGGTTCTGCTATAAAAAATATTGTCAATTTCTTTGGAGGTATTACTGAATCGGTAAAGAACTTCTTTGGAATTACAGATAAAACAAAAATAGATGATACTGCACAGAAGGAGTTGGAAGGTGAACTTAAAGAATTGGAGAAAGATATTGATATTGATGTTAATAGTCTTAATAATGAAGATGAGACAGTTGAAGTTGATGATGAAGGTAATGTGATTGGTGGTGAAGATGTTATGAGTGATACTGATATTCCAGCAGAAGAAACTAGTGATACTCAAAGTGAATCTGAATCTACTTCAGATATATCTAAGATGATTGATTCTGTTCCATCAAAAGGTGGAGGAGTAAAACCAAATCAAGCTCAGATTAAACGCATAAATAACAATCAGGATTTGGCTAAATTAAATCAAAGAACTTCTACTGGACATAAAACTGTGATTGTTCAAAGACAAGTTGTTGAAGTACCAGTACCAGTATAGGAGGATATAAATGGCAGGAAGTGCAGCAAGAGCATCTAAGTATGCGAAAATGATTATTAATAAAGATGGTAAAACTGCTAATTTAGCAGGAAAAACTACATCTTTTGATTACTATGAGAGTGTATATTCTCCAGAAGTAACTGCTACTTTAGTATTTTTAGATGCTGGTGAATCTATTGAAGCAGGTAAGGAGCAAGATACACAAGGTAGAAAAGGAAGTATTAAAAATTCATTACCTATTACTGGATATGAAGATCTAGAGGTAAAAATAGAATCTAAATCTGGAACTTTAAATTTTACAAAGAATCCATTAAAGGTTAATAGTGCTCCAGTAGTATCTCAGGAATCAAATCGTCAGTCTGTTTTTCTAAGTCTTAAATCCAATCCTGCTATTGATAATTTTGATATTAAAGATCCATGTAAAAAATATAAAGGTAGGATTAGTAATACTGTTGAAAAGATATTGAAAGATTTAAATGTTAAAAAATATAGAATAGATGGCACAAGTAATAGTTATGATTTTATTACAAAAGGAAAAGGTGGATTGGATTTAATAAATGATTTATGTAGAAAGTCTATTCCAGAAAATGGTGATCCTGGATTTTTCTTTTATGAAACTCAAGATGGTCTTAATTTTAGAGCAATAGATAATCTTATTACTGAAGAACCAGTAGAGACTTATACATATTCTGGTGCTTTAAAGGCAAATCTTAAAGATGATGGAAATGATTTTAAGATTTTATTACCACCTGATATTGCAAAAGATCAAGATATAACAAAAGCATTAGAATCTGGTACATATAGTAGTCGTAATGTATTTTTTAATCCTTTAACTTTCGTGACTGATGATAAGATTTATACTATAAATGATAAAAAAGGTGCTCCTAAGAAAACTTTAGGTAAAAAGGTTCCAAATACAGATAAGGTAAAAAGTTATAGTAAAACTCATTATCATATTTTGGATATTGGTAGTTTAGATCCTAATAATACAGTTCCTAATAATGATCCAAGGGAATGGCAAGCAAAGGCACCTATGAGATATAATCTTCTTCATTCTCAATTAATGACAATACAAGTTCCATGTAATTTAAAATTAAGAGCAGGAAATGTAGTTAAAGTTGAGTTTGAAAAACAAACTAGTCAAAAGGAATTAGGTGGTGTGGATCAGCAACAAAGTGGTGGTTATTTAATACTACATCTTTGCCATCATTTTGATCCTAAAAGATCATATACTTCTATGACTCTTGCTCGTGATACTTATGGATTATACACTGGAAAGAATTAGATATGCAGAATAAATTCGATTTAGACAATCAATCATTTTTTGGAAAGGGTGTAGAATTCTGGTTGGGAATGATTGTGTCATTTGATGAGCAGAGAAGTCAAGTATCTGGTGAAAAGGGATGGGGTTGGAGATATAAAGTTCGTATTATAGGTGATTATTCAGATAATGATAGTGTTGAGGATAAAGATGTTCATACAGCAGTTGCTTTATTACCATCAACTTCAGGAACAGGTGGTGGAGGTAGATCTTCTACTGTAAAATTAACACAAGGTGATGTTGTTTTTGGTGCCTTCTTAGTACCTAATAATGGATTTCCAGTAATTCTTGGTGCTTTAGGTAGAACACCAGATAGTGAGAAAGAAGCAAAGAAAAATGGTGATAGTAAGCTTGCACCTAAATCTGGATATACTACAGAGAAAGAACCAGGTTTAACTGAAAATCAGGAAAGTACAGGACAATCGAATGTGGAGACTCCTAAATTAAAATCTGGTGGAGAGCAAGGTGGTGGTAAAACAAAATCAACTCCTACTGGTGATGATGGAGAATCTGAAAACAAAGGATTAGAAAAAGTTAAAGGTGGACTTGATAAAGAGAATTCTGTTGATGCACTTCCTGAACCAAGTAAAATAAAAAAAATAGATCAACCTGTAGGGTTTACTGATAAAGCAACTGAAGATTTGGAAGTAGGAGAAACAAATGAAGAAGTTCTTCAAGGTATAGAGAATGAAAGAGCATTAAGCGAAGGTGAAGAACCTAGAAAAATAGAAGTAAGTAAGACGAAGAAGGAACCGAAGTTACTGTCAACTGATACAGGAAACTCTTATAAGGATAATAGAAATGCAAGAATTAATGCAACAGTGTTAAAAGATAGATATGGTGGAACTGGATATCCAGTTACTATAGGAGACAAACTTTATCAGCCATGGGATCCAGGATATGCAGATGCAATTAATAAGGCTACAGTCTTCTAATTGATGATAAATACTAAAAGGAGATGATACAGCTATGAGCATTATAGGCGGTCCGTTACCAAAAATTAATGAAACTAAGCAGAAGGAATTGTTTCCTTCTGAACCATCAGCGTTTCCATCTGAACAACAGATTAATGCATTCACTAAGTTGATTAAGGATAATCCTCCTGGTGATGAATGGCAGTCTGCAATTAAAAATATTAAGACTCAATATCCAGAGGAACTTGGAGATATTAATCCATTTTCCTCAGATGCAATTGATAAGTTATCTGATACAGATTTTAAAGAATATACAAAAAGATTTGAAGAGTATAAGAAAGTAATTTTTCCA